CCATTCCAAGCTTTAGCTTTTGCCAAAGAGTTTTCTAAATTTAGAGCAGAGGGCTATGGTTTTATAAGTCATCTACCTGTTGCTGTAGACGGTACTTGTAATGGTCTCCAAATTTACTCTTTAATGTTAAAAGATAAGATTGCTGGTAAATTAGTTAATCTAACAAAAACTTCACAACCTCAAGACATTTATCAAACCGTAGCTAATACTGTTAATGATAAATTAAAAGAGCTAGAAGCTATCAACACACCTTATGCAAACTTATGGTTACAGTATGGAGTAAAAAGAAGTACTGTCAAAAGGACTTGCATGACAATCGTATATGGGAGCACAAGATATTCTTGCACAGATTTTGTAGTTGAAGATTTAACAAAACGTAAAGACAGTGGTGAAAATCATCCATTCGGTAATGATGTATTTAAGCCAGCTTCGTTTTTATCAGGAATAATATGGGATAGTATTGGAGCTAAACTTAATAGTGCAAGAGTGGGAATGGATTTCTTACAAAAAATTGCACGTGTAGTTTCTAAAGAACAGTTACCTATCCACTGGATTACACCAGTTGGTTTTCCAATTTATCAATCATACCCTGAAATGAAAAGTAAGCGAGTGAAAGCTATGCTTATGGGACAGATAATTAAACCTCGTATCAATACTGAAACAGAAAAGACTGATAAACTAAGAATGGCAAATGGAGTAGCTCCAAATTTTGTACATGGGCTGGACGCAGCAGCTATGTTGAGAACAGTTAATATTGCATATAGCAAAGGCATTAGAAACTTTTGCAACGTGCATGATAGTTACGGGACTACTGCTGGTGATGTTGAAGTATTATCAGAAAGTTTACGTGAAGCTTTTATAGAAATCTTTGATGATAGTAATGTTTTAGAAGAGTTTAAAGAACACGTTGCGGTAATGCTACCAAAAGAATTACGAAAAGAATTACCTGAGTTGCCACAACAGGGCGATTTAGATGTAACTTCGATTAAAGAGAGTGACTTTTTCTTTGCCTAGTTCTATCCGCTTACGGATTAATGTATCCGAAAGGATATAAAGTTCCCGTAGTAGATAATATACCTGAGAGGATTAAACATGAGACCTGAAGATTATGATGAATTAATGAGAACTATCTCATTAGACACTGCCGTTAGCCTTATGGGCGAGGGCTGGATTTTACAAACAGAAAATGGAGACGATTATAATGCCAAAGAATAATTATGATAAGCTTGTAACCCCTATTGGTGTGAGCCAGTACGCATGGCTTACAAAACCTGATACACAATTTGACCCTGACGGGCACTACAAGGTTAATCTTATCTTAGACACTGACAAAGCTCAGGATGTCATTAACAAGATTGAAGCCAATGTTAAGAAAGCAATGGCTAACGCTAAAGAAAAGGTAAAGGGCAAAGCTGTAAAAGCTGCTCCTACACCTTACTTTGAACAGTTGGATGAAAGTGATGAACCAACTGGTAAGACTGTGTTTAAGTTTAAAACAAAAGCACAGATTACAACTAAGGACGGTACTCTAATTCCAAACAGAGTTGCTCTATTTGATAGTGCTGGTGTTCCCCTCACTGACACTAACGTATGGAGTGGGTCTGAAATGAAGGTGAGTGCCGAACTTATTCCTTACTATACTGCTATGGCTGGTGCTGGCGTATCTTTAAGATTACGTGCAGTACAAATTACTAAACTTGTAGAGGGTGGTAATGGAAATGCTAAAGGCTATGGCTTTGGTGAGGAAGACGGATACAAATTGGAAACTTTCGAAAATGTAAGTAGTGATGAGACGGTTTCCGAAGAAGACTTTTAGTAACGTAGGATTGCGTTACGGTTTTCGTTCAGGTCTTGAAGACCGTATATCAAAAGAACTAAAAGCTGCACACGTGGAGTATGAGTATGAAAAGCACAAGCTTAAATATACTAAACCTGAAAAGTTACATACTTATACTCCTGACTTTTACATTGTTAAAAGAAAAATATTTATAGAGACCAAAGGTCTTTTTACTTCTGCTGACCGAGCAAAGATGCGGTTAGTAAAAGAGCAACACCCAAAAGTAGATATTAGATTTGTATTTAGTAATTCTAAAAATAAAATAAGTAAAATTTCTAAAACTACTTATGCAATGTGGTGTAAAAAATATGGTTTTAAATATGCTGATAAGCACATTCCGAAAGAGTGGCTATGAGTAATAAAAGACCTAGTACAGATTATATTGTTGTGTTTTCTTCTGAGACTAAAGAAGATGACATTGGTTTAAATGAAATTTCTAAAAAACACCGAGCACAAGGTTTCTTTAAAGTAGCTTATCATTACATAGTAAGACGTAATGGTGACATTGAAACTGGTAGAGCTGAGCAAGAAGCTGGCTCACTATTAAGCTCAGGTATTATAAATAATTCTAATTCTATTGCTGTCTGTTTAGTTGGAGACTGCACAGAACATGGTTTACCTAATTATACTGATGAGCAATTAGGCGGTTTTCGCCTACTTGTAAACGATTTAAAATCGAGGTATAAATTATCAGTCGTTGGCTACAGTGATGTAGACAACAACTCTCTTAGTCCATTTATGGATGTGGAGTTATTGTTACAGGCTGGGGGAACTTAGACTTCTCCCAGTCCAATCCCAAAATATTTTTAACAAAAAAATTTAGCCCTTATGCAAGAAAGTGAATTTCTACACCACACGAACTGTAGCTATTGTTTATCCAAAGACAATGTAGCTGTTTACTCAGACGGTCATACCTACTGCTTTGGATGCCAAAAAAGAACTAACCCAACAGAGGAAGTCCCACCAATGCAAGCACAAACACACACGCCTAACAGTTTCATTCAAGGAACTGCTTCTCCCCTATCTAAAAGACAAATTGATTTACATACTGCAAAGAAATTTAATTATGAAGTTGGTACTAACAATAAGAAGCCAGTACAGATTGCTAATTATTATGACAAAGACGGTACTAAAGTTGCACAAAAATTAAGATACCCTGACAAAACTTTTCAGTGGATTGGTGATGTAAAATCTGCTGGATTGTTTGGTCAAAATTTATGGCGTGATAAAGGTAAAATGGTTATTGTTACTGAGGGTGAGATTGATTGTCTTACTATGTCACGTTTAAATTCAAATAAATTTCCTGTTGTTAGTGTTAAGACTGGAGCTGCTGGAGCTAAGAAAGATATACAAAATTCTTTAGAATGGCTTGAGGGTTTTGACTCAGTAGTATTTATGTTTGATTCAGATGACGCTGGTAGAAATGCTGCTTTAGAATGTGCAAAAGTTTTATCACCAAACAAAGCAAAGATAGCAACGTTACCATTAAAGGACCCTAATGAAATGTTACTTGCTAACAGAGCTAAAGAACTCACTGATTGTATGTGGGGTGCAAAAGCTTACAGACCTGACGGTATTGTTTTAGGTGCTGACTTATGGGATGAGATTAAAAAAGAAGATGTCTATGTTTCTGTCCCCTATCCTTTTGAGTGCATGAACATTAAAACACATGGCCTACGTAAAGGTGAATTAGTTACTATCACTGCTGGTAGTGGTGTTGGTAAATCTAGTTTCTGTAGACAGGTAGCATACCATTTACTTAACAAAGATTATAAAGTTGGTTACATAGCTTTAGAAGAAAGTGTTAAGCGTAGCTCATTAGGTATTATGGGAGTGGCTTTAGAAAAACCTTTACACCTAAGTCGAGAAGGAATTGAAGAAGCTGCTTTAAAGAAAGCTTTTGATGACACTGTAGGTAACGGTAACTTCTATTTATATAATCACTTTGGAAGTACTGCTTCTGATAATCTTATTTCTAAAATTAGATACTTAGCTAAAGCGTGTAACGTAGACTTTGTTGTATTGGACCATTTACACATGGCTCTCAGTGCTGTTGGAGATGAGACTACGAATGATGAAAGAAAACTAATTGATTATACTGTGTCGGTATTAAGAACTTTAGTTGAGGAGACAGGTATAGGATTAATACTGGTATCTCATTTAAAAAGACCTGAAGGCAACAAAGGTTATGAAGACGGTGTTGCTGTTTCTATGAATAGCTTACGTGGGTCTGCTGCTATTGCACAGTTAAGTGACATGGTAATAAGTTTATCCCGTGATTTACAAGACGATAAAAACTTAGCTAAAGTTAGTGTATTAAAAAATAGATTTAGTGGTGAGACAGGCCATGCTTGTACTCTTCATTATAATTTAGAGACTGGTCTTTTAAAACAATCAGACCATACAGAATTTAAAGATGAGTTTTAAAAAAACTGATTGGACCACAATGTTGTTAAGCACAATAAAACACGCAGAAAAAAATCCAACAAAAGAAATAATTTTTTACGTAACTAATAACGATATAGCTGACTTGTGTACTGAAGCTTTATTCACACTGTCTTTAGAACACGAAGCTGCTATGCGTATAAACGTAGAAATAGCAACCATACATTAAAGGACGAATATGAAAAAAGTAAAATTTCCTGACGCTATAGATATATCTTATCACAATATAAAATTGAAATTAATAAGCAGCCATATTTCTCAAGAAGTTGGTGAACAGCAAGGCTGTTACGTGGCTAGAGATATGCTTATTTATTTAGACAAAGATATAATTGAGCAAGGTGGCACACGTGCAATCAGTTTGATTTTGCATGAGTTGGGTCATGCTATTTATTACATATTCAATTTAAAAGAAAGAGAAGAAGAACCAACAGTAGATAGTTTTGCTAATGGTTATACAGAAATTCTTACACGCAACCCACAATTACAGAAATGGATTACCGCTAACACATGAGATACGTATTTGACTTAGAAACTGACGGACTACTAGACGCAGTTACAAAAGTACATTGCGTTATTCTTAAAGACATTGACACTGGACATATTATTAATGTGAAAGTTAAGAAAGCTTTACAACTTTTAGAAGAAGCTGATTTAATTATTGGTCACAACATTATTAAATTTGACATTCCAGTACTTAAAAAACTTTTTGCTTTCACACCACAAGGTAAAGTATTTGATACTATAGTTGCAGCAAGATTAGTCTACCCTGATATACGAGATAAAGATTTTGCTAACAAAGATTTACCGAGAAAATATATTGGCTCACATTCACTGGCAGCTTATGGATTTAGATTAGGCAATCTTAAAGGTGATTTTGACGGTGGTGATTGGCAGACTTACAGTGAAGAGATGTTGCAATATTGTATTCAAGACGTAGAAGTAACACACAATCTTTATAAAAAAATATTAGACAAAGGATTTAGTGAGCAAGCCATGCAACTTGAGCATGATGTTGTTACTCTAATAAACAAACAAGAATTACATGGATTTACTTTTGATGTAGACAAAGGAGAAGCACTTGCAGCTAAACTTAATGTTAGACGTTTTGAAATAGAAGATGAACTCCAAGAATTATTTCCACCACGTACTTTAAGTATTCCTTTTATGCCTAAAGTTAATAACAAAGCTAGAGGATATGTTAAAGGTGAATTGTTTTATAAAACTAAAGTAGAAACTTTTAATCCTTCAAGCAGACAACACATTGCAGAACGTTTAAAATCTTTATACAACTGGCAGCCTGAAGAATTTACAAATGACGGCTCCCCTAAATTAGATGATGAAACATTAAGCAAGCTTCCATACAAAGAAGCTAAAATTCTTGCAGAACATTTTCTTTTAGACAAGCGTATAGCCCAGTTAAGCACTGGTAATCAGGCTTGGTTATCTAAACGTAAAGGCAATAAGATACATGGCACGTGTAATACTAACAGTACCGTCACAGGAAGAGCTTCACACACCTCGCCAAACTTAGGACAGATACCAAGTACTGCTGTTCCTTATGGTAAAGAGTGTCGAGAATTATTTACTGTTCCTCAAGGATACAAGTTAGTTGGTATAGATATTTCAGGTCTTGAAGTACGTATGCTGGCACACTTTATGTCTAAGTATGACAACGGTGCATACACTGATGTTGTTTTAAATGGTGACATACATACAACCACACAAAAACTCGCTGGATTGGATTCAAGAGATGTAGCTAAAAGATTTTATTATTGTTTCTTGTACGGTGGCGGTGTCAAAAAGATTGCACAGGTTATAGATAAGAAAATAAATATTGCTAGTGCTATTAAGAAAAGATTTTTAAATAATTTACCAGCATTAAATAAGTTAATAGAGCAAGTACAATCTGCTTCAGAGCGTGGATACCTTGTTGGTTTAGATAAGAGACAAGTAAAAGTACGTTCTGCACATTCAGCTTTAAACACTTTACTACAAAGTGCTGGAGCTATTGTATGTAAGCAATGGTTAGTTGAATTTGACAGAGCTGTAAAGAAGATACCTAACGTACAACAAGTCGTATGGGTACATGACGAGATACAAGTTGAGTGTCTTGAAAAGGATGCACAAAAAATAGGAGAATTAGCTGTCGAAGCAATAGAACGAACTGGCGAACACTTCAATCTACGTATCCCATTAACAGGGGAATTTAACATAGGAAATAATTGGAGTGAAACACATTGACCAAAGCAAATAAAAAATTCGACATTGATTTAAAGTATGGACAAGAACGTGAACAGCGTGTTGTTTCAATACTCGACACTGATAAATCTAAAATAGAAGTTAAAACAGAACGTGATTGGTGGTTCAAGACAGGCAACATTGCTATTGAAATTGAGTCTAATGGCAAGCCGTCAGGTATCATGGCAACTGAATCAGATTACTGGGTACATATACTCGCACAAGGTAAAGATGATTATTGTAGATTAATTTTTGATACTGACACTGTGCGTAAACTTGCAGAGACTTACAAGCACACATTAAAAAATGGTGGTGACGGCTGGCGTACAAAATTTGTACTCATACCTTTATCAGAATTATTTGATAAAAAAAATTTACACTAACTAATACGGAAGAGGAACTTATGCCTAGAAGAATACTTATAGACGGTGACATATATGCTTATCGCACCGCAATACAAAATGAAGTTGCAACTGATTGGGGTGAAGATTTTTGGACACTTCATGCTGACGCTATGCAATCTAAAAGATTGTTAGATGATACCATTGAAGAGATAAAAAATAATTTAGGTGGTGATGAAGTTGTTGTTGCACTGACTGACTCTAAGAATTTTCGTAAAGATGTTCTGCCCAGTTATAAAAGCAATCGTAAAAATCTTCGTAAGCCCATGATTTTAGCTGAGTTGCGACAGCATTTAATTGATAATCATAATACTGTTATCTATCCAAACTTAGAAGCAGATGATGTTTTAGGTATCCTTGCCACTACACCACATGAAGACAACGAAGACATTATTGTTTCAGTTGATAAAGACTTAAGACAAATACCTACACGTGTTAGCCCTGACGGTAAAGATGTTTGGTCTGTCAGTAAGCAAGAAGGTGACTACTGGTTTATGATACAAGCATTAACTGGTGATGCCACAGACGGCTACACTGGTTTACCTAAAGTTGGTATCAAAACTGCTGAAAAAATTCTTGGAACTAGTGGCAATACTTTATCAGAGATGTGGCAACAAGTGTGTGCTGCATACAATAAAGCTGGTTACTCAAATGATGAAGCACTTCAGCAAGCAAGGTGTGCCTACATTTTAAGACACGGTGATTACAATTTAAAAACTGGAAAGGTTAAACTATGGCAGACCAAGTAAAGAAACCCAACCATTATTTTAGATATGTCATAGAGCCTATCACTTTCATAATGCAAAACAATATCCCTTATGCTGAAGCTAATGCCATTAAATATTTATGTCGCTGGCGTTACAAACACGACACTAAAGAAAAACAATTAGAAGATTTAAAGAAAGCCAAACAGTACATAGACATTCTAATTGAACTCGAAGAACAACCCAAAGACCAATTAATTTTAAAGTTAGGAAACAAATAAATGTCAAATATGCTGCCCACTACATACCAACAATATATACATACTTCTCGTTATGCTAGATTTATAGATGATAAAGGCAGACGTGAAACATGGAGCGAGACGGTCACTCGTTACTTTGATTTCATGCAAAATCATTTAAAGAAAAATTATAATTACAATTTTGATAACAAGCTTCGCACAATTTTAGAAGACCATGTTTTAAATTTAAACATAATGCCTTCAATGCGTGCCTTAATGACTGCTGGTGCAGCATTAGAACGTGATAACACTGCTGGTTACAACTGCTCATACATACCTATAGATGATGTTAGAAGTTTTGATGAAGTAATGTACATTTTACTTTGTGGTACTGGTGTAGGATTTTCAGTCGAACGTAAAAGTGTAGATAAACTTCCTATTATTGCTGAAGAATTTAGTGATAGTGACACTATTATTGTAGTGCAAGATAGTAAAGCTGGCTGGGCTAAAGCATTTCGTGAACTTATTGCTATGCTTTATTCGGGACAAATTCCTAAAATAGATATATCAAAAGTTAGACCAGCAGGAGCTAGACTAAAAACTTTTGGTGGCCGTGCCAGTGGTGCACAGCCTTTAGTTAATCTATTTGATTTTGCTATTACTACTTTTAAAAATGCTGCTGGTAGAAAACTAGATGCTATCGAAGCTCATGACCTAGTTTGTAAAGTTGGTGAAGTAGTAGTTGTGGGTGGTGTTAGGCGTAGTGCTTTAATATCTCTAAGCAACATACAAGACGACCAAATGAGAAACGCAAAGAGTGGGCAATGGTGGTTAGAAGACGGACAACGTGCTCTTGCTAACAATTCTGCTTGTTACTCAAGAACTCCTGATATGAATTTATTTATGTCAGAATGGAAATCTTTATATGAAAGTAAATCAGGAGAGCGTGGTATCTTTAATAGAGAAGCTGCCAAAAACAAAGTTGCGGAAAATGGTAGAAGAGATATTGAGCATTTATTTGGGACCAATCCATGTTCTGAAATTATCTTACGGCCTTATCAGTTTTGTAATCTAACAGAAGTAGTTGTTAGAGCAACAGATGATTTACAATCTTTATGTGATAAAGTTAAATGTGCAACAATATTAGGAACATTCCAATCTACCCTTACTGATTTTAAATATTTAAGAAAAATCTGGAAAGACAACACTGAGGAAGAACGTTTATTAGGTGTTTCTCTTACTGGTATTATGGATAATAAACTTACAAGTAATCCTTATGCCGAACAATTAAATACTATGAAGCAAGTGGCAATAGATACTAATAAAGACTTTGCTAAAAAACTTAAGATACCTCAATCTACTGCCATAACTTGTGTAAAACCAAGTGGTACTGTTAGTCAGTTAGTTGATAGTGCTTCAGGCATACACACAAGACACAGTGATTATTATATAAGAACAGTGCGTGGAGATGTTAAGGACCCATTGACTAATTTCTTAATAGACAAAGGTGTTCCAAATGAGCCTGATATTACTAAGCCTGAAAATGTTGTAGTGTTTTCTTTTCCAGTAAAATCTCCACACGGTAGTTTAACTAGAGATAGTAAGACAGCTATTGAGCAACTGGAAATGTGGCTTCTATATCAGCGTCATTGGTGTGAACACAAACCTTCAGTTACAATTAGTGTAAAAGAACACGAATGGTTAGAAGTTGGTGCATGGGTTTACAAACATTTTAATGAGGTGTCAGGCATAAGTTTCTTACCTCATAGTGACCACGTGTATCAACAAGCTCCATATCAAGAAGTTGATACAAAACAATATAGAGATTTACTTAAACAAATGCCTAAAGCTATAGATTTTACTGAGCTTAGTGCATACGAAAGTGAAGATAACACTAGTGGGTCACAAGAATTAGCTTGTGTTGGTGGTGTCTGCGAAATTGTAGACATTAAGCCAAGCTACTAAAGACCCCTTTTTAGAAGGATTTCATTATGGAATATGAAGATACTAAATTTCCTGAGACAGTAGCAGACATGATGCGGTTACTTACTCAGGTTTATCCCAACAAAACACCTTTAATCTCAGATAGTACTAATAAAATTATGTATGAAGCTGGTCAAAGAAGTGTTGTTGATTGGTTAATAGAATTACAAAACTCAGAAAAGGAATAATACTATGTGTTTAGGCGGACGGCAAAGTACACCAGCTCCTACAAATGTTAAAGATAACAGTATGTACTACAATGGTAATGTGTTTGACCCTCTCCCTGAAGAAGAGCAAGCTGCTATGATAATGGATAATGTTATTGATTTTGATAGTGGCGATAAAGGTAAAAATAAAAGTAAACAAAGTTATGGCAACAGCTCAGGTCTAGGTATTGGGGACCCAAGTGACGGTGGTATAAATATTTAACAACAAACCAAAGGAAAACGTATGTGTGGTGGCGGAAGTAGACCAGCTCCAGCTCCAGCACCAGCTCCTAATCCAGTTGTGTACAGTCCTAACCCTTCAACTATGGGTATGGAAAACGCTCCTGAATTAGTAACGGCTGATGTAATGGAAGACGAAGAGCTGAAGAAAAAGCTTAAAAAGAAAAAAGGAACTACAGCTTTACAAACTGATTTAGCTGTTCCTACAAGCGGCAATAACTTAAATATTGCTTAAATAATTTATGGATGAACAACAACTCCAAACATTAGGTACTTCAGCAAAAGAACGTTACAATAAATTGATACATGAAAGAGAGCATTTTCTTGAAAGAGCTAGGGAATGTTCTGAATTAACTATTCCAGCTCTTATTCCTGACGAAAGTTTTAATGCGTCTTCTGATTTATATACACCATTTCAAAGTGTAGGTGCTAGAGGTGTCAATAACCTTGCATCAAAATTACTCCTATTATTACTCCCCCCAAACTCTCCCTTTTTTCGCTTAAAAATTGGCGGTAAAGCAAAGCAAGAAATTGAGCAACAACCTGAAGTTAAAACTGAAGTTGAAAAAGCTTTAGCTGGTATTGAAAAAGAGATTGCACATAAAATTGAAGAACTAGCAATACGTGTTCCCGTGTTTGAAGCTTTAAAACATTTAATTGTAAGTGGTAATGTTCTAACAACATTGCCTAAAAAGGGAGCTATGCGTGTTTTCCCTTTATCACAATATGTGTGTAAGAGAGACGCTGAAGGAAATTTATTAGAAATAATTATTAGTGAAAAAATATCTCCATTAACTTTTGATGAAAAAACAAGACTAGAATTATTTGCAGACGGTGAATATAAAATAGATGAAGATGTAGAATTATATACTCATATATACAAACAAGATGATGATAGTTTTTATGTATGCCAAGAAGTAAACAATAGAAAAGTACCTAATTCACAAGGTACATATAAAAATGAACAATTACCTTTTCAATGTTTACGCATGATACGTGTCGCTTCTGAAGACTATGGACGTTCTTATGTTGAAGAATTTATTGGTGACTTAAAAAGTCTTGAAGGTTTATCCCAAGCACTCGTAGAAAGTGCAGCAGCTTCTAGTAAAGTTGTCTTTATGATTAGACCTAATGCTGTTACTAAAAAAAGAGACTTAGCTCTTACTCGTAATGGTGACATTATTACAGGCTCACAAGATGATGTGTCAGTACTACAAACTGAAAAACAATATGATTTAAGAATAGTAGCTGACTCAATACAAAACCTTGAAGAGCGTATGTCTTATGCTTTCTTATTACACACTGCTGTACAACGAGACGCTGAAAGAGTTACGGCTGAAGAAATACGCTACATGGCTTCACAGTTAGAAACTGCTTTAGGTGGTGTCTATTCATTACTATCACAAGAATTTCAACTACCCCTTGTACAATTATTAATGAAACGTATGAGCAAGTCTAAAGAAATTCCAGCATTACCTGATAAGAGTATAAAACCTACTATCATAACTGGTGTAGAAGCTTTAGGTAGAGGTAATGATTTACAAAAATTAACCGAGTTTGTAGGACAGATTGTTGGGTTAGCACAAGTTACTCCTGAGATTGTACAAACTATAAATCCTTCAGATTTAATTACAAGAATTGCAACTGGTCTAGGAATAGATACAGACGGCTTAATTAAAAGCCAAGAACAAATTCAGCAAGAGCAACAAGCTCAACAAGAACAGATGATGCAACAACAAATGATGCAAGGTGGTGTAGATGCTGCTGTGTCTGCTGCTGCTCCAGTGGCAAACAATTTAAGTAAGCAAGAATGACAGCTTGGTTCATAGGTGTGGTCCTAAGTTTTAATTTATTAGAACCACCTGTTGAATCCCACTATCAACTAAAACAATTTAATTCAGAATTATCTTGTCTAAAATTT